GCCCCGCAGCTACCGCGTCTCAATACACAACATCGCCGCTTCGAACGCTGTCGCGCCATCCAACCGCTCCCTCCGCACCGCTGCCGGCTGCTCGTTAAACTCGCATCGGCACCCGTGCTACGGTCGCTCCCGCTTGCAACGACACCCGCAGACGCTGCCACTTCGGCTCCACCTCAGTGGCAACGACTGCTACCCACACTTCCAATCCCGCCGCCCCCAACGCTCTCTCAACGCACACGCTACGCGCCCTCCGCACAGAGCCCGCTCCCTCCGTTCCGCTACGCTGCCGCTTTGGTCAACCCTTAGTCGCAAGCTCCTGCGGGATTCCCGACGCTCCGCTACGCAGCCCGTCCTCCGCGGCCACAGAGCTCCGGTCGCTACGCAACTCGAGCTCGCATCCAATTTGGATGCTCTCCACTGACCGCGACACCAGTCCACGGCAACCAGTCCACGGCTCCAGTCCCCGGCTACGGGGGCAATGGCTGCTTAGACCGGCTTATCTAGGTGCTTAGGCACCTAGGCCGGGCAGCCAGCCCCCTACAGCTTCCCCCCGGCGCCCGCCCTGGGTTGTCTCACAAAGGTGAGGCTACCACTTCGGCTCGAAATGTTACAGCCCGGCATCTTGCTTCGCTGCGTGCCCCTCCCGTTCTTGCCACGCGCCCCCCGATGGGGGGCTTCCCCCCGCCTCCCGGCGCGGTTGGCCCCGCGCTTTCGCTCGCTCCGCGTAGCGCGCAAGCGCGCATGCTCAGCGCGGTGCCTGCGGCACCTATTCTAGCTCCGCGGCGGTGCGCTCCGTTTTTACAAAGCCTACGGCCTTACTCACCGAGCATCGACGGCCGCCCAAATGCGGCTGCCTAGCCCAGCCTCTACACGTAGCCTGCCGCGCACAACGCGAGCAAGCCCCGCCCTTTTTTCGCCTCTACGCGCGTTTTTAAGCTTGGCGGCAATGGCCAGCAACGCATATATCGTTACAAATCCTAGCACATCGTATGTCAGAACACACAATAACAGATCCCGCCCTAATCAAAACCTTAAGCGCCGTGCGCCTAGGCTCCAAGTTCACACCGGAGCTGTTCGACGAAGTGCTGGAAAACATCCAAGAGAACTACTACACAATTTCGGCAATCGAAAAAGCTGGGATCAGCACGCGTCACTTCTACCGAAAGTTGCAAGACAAGCCAGAACTGATGCAACGCTTCAAAGAAGCTCAGATGCAAAGAGACAGAATCCGCAATGCGGGGCGGGTAGAAAAAGCTGAGACGGAATTGGCTAGACGTGCTATAGATGGATGGTCGGAGCCAGTATTCGACATCAAAGGTAACCACTGCGGCGACAAGCAACGCTATTCAGATGCCTGCCTGATCTTTATGCTCAAGAAGCTAAAACCAGATGTCTATGCTGACACGCCACAGGCATTGATCCAAAACAACGTAAACGTGGTAAAACGAGAATCACACGAGCTTGTATCAGAATGGCGAGAAATGCTAGGAGCTAAACCAATTGAAAATGAGCAAGTCGAAGAAATCAGCTAATCCGTTTGACCTGCTTCTGAATTATCAGAAAAACTGGGTCGCCGACACTTCTCGCTTCAAGATTTGGTTAAAATCTCGCCAGGTTGGAGGTTCCCTTGCTGCTGCCTATGAGGTCGTAGCCGATGCTATGCAATCAAATGAAGATTGGATTATCCTCTCGGCGGGTGAGCGTCAGGCCAATGAATTTATGGCAAAGGTGCAAATAGTGGCCAAAATCTTTGCATCCGCCTACGAAGCCCAGACCGGCAAACCATTCAAGCTGGTAGAAAAAGTGGCAGAAACACGCCTGCATAACGGAGCAAGACTTCTTGCCCTACCGGCCAATCCGTCTACGGCTCGCGGCTACACCGCGAACCTGGTGCTCGATGAATTTGCTTTCCATCAGAATCCTGCCGAAATCTGGCGCGCTGTTTACCCGATCATAACCAACCCGCTAAAAGGCAACTTAAAGTTGCGAGTGATATCCACACCGGCAGGTAAAAATAACAAATTTTTCGAGTTGTGGGAATCCGGCAACTTCTCTCGACACAAAACGACTGTTTATGACGCCAAAGAGCAAGGCCTAGACATCGACATTGAATCGCTAAAAGAATCGCTTGGCGACCCCGACGGGTGGGCACAAGAGTTTGAATGCGTATTCATGCAATCCTCCGAGCAGCTTTTCAACAATGAGCTCGTTGAATCGTGCATCTCAAAACGCGCCTCCCTCGATGGCTCGCTCGCTGGCGTTAAAGCGGAGAGATATGTCGGCATTGATATAGGCAGAAAGAAAGACCTAACCGTTATTTGGCAGCTAGAACGACGAGACGGCCAGCTTGTCACCACAGAAGTCAGATGCCTGGACAACGTCCCGTTCCCAGAGCAGGAAGAAGTAATCCTCGAAATGGTCAAAGGCTCGTCATTTGCGGCAATCGACTCGACAGGCATTGGCGGTGCAATATCGGAAAACCTGCAAACAAGACTCGGAAAACTGACACTTGAATGCGTTCTATTCACCAAAGAAAAGAAACGGCAACTGTTCACTGAGATGAAAAGAGAAATGCAAGCCGGAAAAGTAGAGCTAGCGGAATGTAATAAGATTCGCTCAGAATTTGCATCACTTACCAGAATGGTAACCAATACGGGGGTTATTAAAATAACTGCAGCCAGAACACCTGACGGCCACGCAGACCGAGCTACCGCGCTTGCGCTGGCAATTTACGCAGCTTCTAAAAGACCTGCCAGAAATTTTTTGATTGACAGTAATCAATCTACACTAGGTAAAAACATTAGGAGAAAACCTGCACGAACTAAATACCGGAACCTATGGGGCAGAAGACGATGAATAAAAAAGTCCTAAGAAATGTAATTAAACCGAGCTACAAGGATCACTTCCTGACTCCTTTCCCCGTAGACTTCGACCCTGACATTGTCGGCTACATACTAGACGAAGGATCACGCGGCAACCTTGAGTTGCAAGACGACCTGTTCAATACAATGGAGGATACCTGGGATAGGCTGCGGACAAATCTAAATAAGCTGAAACATAATGTAGTCAAAATGAATCGGGAAGTAATCCCGGCAACATCTGCTACAGAAGAAGTCACAGAAGATGCCGCAGAAAAAGCAGAGTTCATCAGACAAATGATGCACGATTCTGAAATCTCGCATCCAGAAAATTCGCTAAATCTAAACGACACAATTTACGATTTGCTAGACGCGGTCGGCAGAGGGATCTCGGTGCTAGAAATCAATTGGAAAATTGAAAATAGCAAATACATACCGATATCAACCACAAAAGTTCCTGCAACCTGCCTTGGCTTTGAAAATCAAAATGCCAACCCTGACAGCAACCCCGAAGAATTAATGCTTTTCCCAGATCGGCAGAAAAGCAACCCAATGCCTTTCAGCAAATACCCTCAAAAGTTCCTAATCGGTATTTATCGCGGGAAGTCTGGGCACATTGCCGAAACCGCGCAACTTCGATGCCTGGCACACCACTGGGTCGGGAGAATGCTAGGCTGGGAATGGATGGCTCAAAAAACTGAGCTGTTCGGTATCCCTATCAGATGGGCGACTTACAACCCGAGCGCGCCTGAATCTGAAATCATTGAAATCAAAAACATGCTGGAAAACATGGGCACGTCAGCTTGGGGCGCATTTCCTAATGGCACCCAGCTCGATGTTATCCAAGGATCGACACCGGGCGTTGCCGGTGGCTCAGAGCCTACTGAAAGAATTCAGTTTCTAGCAGACCGCGCCTGCGACTTAATCTTCCTAGGCCAAAACCTAACCTCAGAATCTGGATCTTCAGGCAGCTACGCGCTGGGCAGCATACACAGGCAAGTTGAGTTAGATTTATACGAAGCATATGCAAATTATGTTGAAGACGTATTCAATCACCAACTAATTCCCAGCATACTGATGTTGAACTACGGCAACGCTGTAAACGCGCCGCACGTTCAATTGCTACAAGAAAATAGTGATGCCGACAAAACTATGGTCGAGCGCGACAAAATGCTGTTCAAAGATATGAGATTGCCAGTTTCTATGAAATGGCTTTCTGACCGGCACAAAGTGCCAGAGCCTGCCGAAAATGAAATACTTTACAATCCAAATGACCCAGAAGATGTTGTCTTAGATGCACCAGTCATGGGTAAGGCCGCTTGCAACTGCAACACCGTAACAGCAGCCAGCGAATCAAATCAAGACTACCTCAACAGAAAAGCTCTGGATGCCAAAGCTTTCCTTACATTAGTAAAAAACACCGACCTTGAGCAAAATGACCTGATTTGGTCTGGAGGTGATTGCACCGTCTGCGCGCCGCTTAATGGCACCGCATACGGCAGTGGCTGGACAACCCCGCCACCATTACACCACAACTGCAACTGCACAATAAATGTCCAAGCAAAATCAAAATAATACGATTTAGTGTTATTTTAAGCTTGATCTTAATAACAAATACCTACCAATAAAAATTATGACCACCGTGATCAAAGCTCAGCTTAGCTCCGAAATCGTCAAAGACGGCTCGGAATTGCCGAAGGATATCCAATACATGCCGCCCGGAATGCACGAAATCAACGCAAGCTCTAATGGCGAGCCAATCAACTTAACTGTCAATGTAGATGCGGCAGCCGCCGAAAGACTTGACGCATTTCTGCAAGAAAAGATTGCCGCCGCAGAAAACGGCACAAGTGACCGTCCTTTCTTCGACTTCAACCACGACGACAGAGAAGCTGCAGCCTGGCCTACAAAAATCTACTGGGCTGGCGAAGATTTACTTACCGGCGGTATCAGAGCAGTAGTTGATTGGTCTGGTGCTGGCAAACAAGCGGTAACAGATAAACTGTTCCGCAGATTCTCGCCGACCTTCATACCTGATGCAAGCGGCAATGTCTTAAGTTCTGACACGAATATGGGGGGGCTTGTAAACCGAGCAGCTTTTCAATCAATTCAGCCTCTGTTCGCAAAAGAAGCTAAACAAAAAGAAACCCTCACAGAACTACTAACAGTTAAAACCAAACTAGCACTAAAACATCATGGACACATCTCTTAACGCTATTAACGCAAAAATCGTAGAAACGCTTAACAGCGTAAATGCCGAGTGGAGTGATGAAGCTCGTGGATCTTCTCAACTTTCACGTAAAGCTATGGGCTGGCCTGGACTCAGCCAGACTTGGAATCGTGGCTCTAAGAAACCACCCCGTAAAAAAGTTGGAGTTGATACTGCCGAAGAAAATGCTAAAAATGAAATCGAAAAACTTAATGATATGCCGGTAGGCACTAGTTCATCTGACCCAGCACGTGATGAATGGAACGATCAATTTGAAAAAGCATTAGACGCCATAGATGACATAGCTGACGAAGAAGAACGCGAAAAAGCTAAAGATGCTCTTAGGGATATGGAAAACGTCAGTAATATTGACAACTTCATCGACCCGCGAACAGGCAACGAATTAAGCGAATCCACTAACTGGCTTCCGAAAGAAGACGAAGCAATGGGAGATGGCGACCCAGAGTTCCAAAAAATGGAACGAGACTTCAGAGGCGGTGACACCGATCCCGAGTTCGAACGTGAAGAACGCGAAGCCATCGGAGAACAGCGCAACAGGAGACAAGAAGCCATCGAACAGCAAGAAACCGCTGATGTCGGCAGAGACAGTGACGGTAATCGCGAGTTCGAACGTCGTGAAAGCGAATCCATAGCAGAACAAAACCGAAGCAGACAAGATGCAATCGAAGAGCAAATTGCACGCGAAGAATCTAATCGGAGCTCATTTGAAGAAGCTGCAGAACCTGGTAATATCAAAGACCTGTCGATTCGTGACCTAGAAGAATTTGAAATTCTAGCAGATAATCCCGAGACTAAACAAAAATTCGCCGATGAACGTGCAAAACGTTCACAATCTTTAATTTCCGAACGGAATACCGATGCCGACAGTCTTGCTTCTAATCCGGCAACGCTTAGAGAAATGTCTGTTTATGAAATCGCTGAATTTATTACAGAATCAGACAATCCAGCTACAAGAAAAGCTCTCACCGATGAACTAGACCGACGGGTCGCAGAAACTAACCCTTAATACAACCATATGAAAGAACTGGCCAATAACGTAAACAAACTTTGCAACCTCGTAAAAGCTCAAGATCAAAAGATCAAGCAATACGAAGAAGCAGAACACCTGCGCGCTGTCAAAGCCGCTGAATATGTCATTCAAGATGCCGTCAATGCTGGCCGGCTTACGCCTAAAGACAAAGACAGCCACGCTTTCTGGAAAGACTCATTGCTAAACAACTTCAAAGCAGCTTCTGCCGCTTTAATGAAATTGCCTGTCAATGCCGCTCTGGACAAAGTAACTGAAGCTACTTTCGGTAGAAAAACCATCCTCAACAGACTGGGCGCACAAAACATTGCTATTGCAGAAGCTAAAAAAGATATGCCCTCGGCTAAATTCGATGCTATCTACGCAAAAGCTAAACAAGAAAACCCTAAACTTTTCTCATAAATCAACCCACATACTAAAATGATCGCAAACCAACCACGCACAAACGGAATCCTTCCATTCAAATCCACAGCAGACCTTTCTTCAAAAAATGGTTATGCCGTTGTAATTGATCCAGCCAACGCGGGTCAAGTAATTGTCCAAAATGACGATTCAGTTGCCACCTTTGGAGTAATCACCAAAGGTGCCACAACCTCTGGCGCAAACAGCGTAGCAATCGCATATGGCGGTGTTGCTGGCACTGTGCTCGTTAAGCTCGCAGAGGCCGCAGTTGTCGGCGAACTACTGTCATCTGATGATGAAGGTAAATTTGACACCACTAGCACAATAATCTCTGCAATAGCAGTTGAAGCTGGCAGCACTGGAGACCTGGTCGAAGCCGTCCTCGTAACACCTTACGCACGCTAATGAGCTTCGGGAGCAACAATACCTTTTTCCGTAATACGGAATCTAGGATCAACGCCATTCTTCCTTTCAAGTCCGGCGAAGATCTTAGCAACTCTGTTGGAGTTGGGGTAAAAGTGCTTCCTAGCGGAGATGTTGCAAAAACAACTGGAGGTATCGACGAACAACCCTTTGGAGTAATCCTAAAAGGTGCAAAAGTTGAATCAGAAAACTCCGTTGCCGTTATGAGTAACGGATTTGCTGGCACTGCATTATGCGCTGTTACTAAAGGTGCCAATGTAGGCGACTTGCTTTGCATTAGCACTGATACCAACCCCGGTTTATTTACTAGCTTAAATACATTAAGCGGATCCATTGACAACGCTTCAATATGCGCAGTTGCGCTTGAAGAAGCACCTGTCACCGCTCCAAATATTTACGCTCGTATCGAAGCTGCAATATTTCAACCTGTCAAAAAGTCATTCAATAGAATTATTTTTAATAACTCAACAATCACATACAACGGAATTCCACTAACCTATAATTCTAACTAACAACCCACCAATACAATGCCAACCAACACATTCAACGTAACACTTACCAACTACGCTCGCGGCCTCGCTCAAGAACTTGGCACTAGCCTTGCAAACTTCATCGCGCCCGAAGTAGTTGTTCCCGCAGCAACCGGACAATACAAGAATTTCTCCGACAAGAACAACTTCCAGATTCACGACACCGCTCGTGCAATCGGTGGTGCCGCTCGTCGCCTGCAGTTCGCCGCTACTGATCCAACATA